AGACTTGCGAGGACGGGGCCGGGGTTACTGAACAGGTCGCCGTTGCCGAAGGCAGACTTGGAGAGCAGAGCCTGGATCTTGGTGTCCAGAATCAGAACCTTCAGCAATTCGCTGTTCAGGAGGGCGTAGCCAGGCTTGACACCTGCATCCGTCGAAAGAACCGACTTACCATCGTAGATGTCCTCGACAGGATTCCGATCAGCGCCAGCATCCCACTTACGGTTGGCAGCGAGGGTCTCAGTGTGGCTTTGAGGAACACCATAACTGACGGTGAACTTGGCGCCGCCGTTGGTCTGGTAGGTGATGGCGCCCTGGGTGATCATCTGACTGACCATCCATTCCCGTCGACGGTCGCAGCGGTACTGGAGCTTCTTGACGCCTTTGGCAAGCTTGCGCTCGGCAGTGGCGTAAGTAGCAGTGGTGCCGGGCTGGCGAAGATTGTTCAGGAACTCTTCGTCCATGTACATCTTCTCTTTCCAGTACGCGGCGCGGGCTTCGGCAGAGCTGACACCATCGAGACCGACAGTAGGAGCGACAGAACCCGGGGCCACGAACGGAGTCATCCCACCCGAGGTGTACTCAAGCTCCCACTTGATAGTATCGGACGGGTACTTGACCGAAGCGAACAGATTGGAGAAGAAGTTGGACGGAGCCTTTTCAAGCTTGGAAATCAGCTTGTTCAGGGTCGTCAACTGCAACGCCGGAATCCCTTGAATGCCTTTCATTTAATTCCTCCTTTAAGGAATGGTGTTGTTACTTCAGAATGATATGCTGACCATCAGCAACGGCATTCAGAGATACCAGCGCAGCGGCCGACGCATTCAGCAAAGATGCTGCGTACAACACGGCGTTGGAGAGAACGACCGGAGCAAGAGCGCCTGCAGCGTCAGCACCAACTCCGGTGTCAACGTCAGCGTCCAGAATGTACTTGGCCACCGAGAACGGAGTCGCGCCAGAGACGACATACACGTATGAGCCTTTGGCGATAGTTGCGTTGGTCGCGGTGTATGCACCACAGTCGATCGTGGCATACAGATCACCAGGCGTGATGGCGGTGATAACACCACAGTCGACCAGGCCGTCACCAGTGGTGTTCTGGAAGTAAATCTGGTCGCCGACAACAAACTTGTGGGCATCGTCGTTGCTGACATAGACCTTTCCAGTTGCGCCGTCTGCGACCATCGGTGCAAGACCGAGAGCAGACTTGGTGCCGAAGGCGACGTCACCATATGCAGGGACGAAAGGAACTAGAAGCCCTTTGTTGCCTGCAGCAGAAGTGTTTTCGGACATGACGGTACCGGCAGGCAGGACACCATAACCTGCGGCGAGCGTTTTGTCCTTGATCAGAGCAATGCTTCTCTGGGAAAAGAACAGGCGCTTATAGCCCGGCCCTTCACCGTTGCGCACCACTTGCGGAATGCTTCCACCGAGTTCTTTCATTTACTTTCTCCTTTATTGTAAGGGTGGCAGTTTGGTTACTACTTGCTCTGACCGATGTGACCGAGCATCCGATCGACAGCAGAATCTGAATCCTTATCAGAATCGCCGCTGGTATCGAACCCGCGACCACCTGAACTGAATCCTTGAATCTCGCCTTCGCTCTCACCTGTAGTCCATTCAGCCAGCTCAGCGTCGATGGCTGCGTTGAACTTTTCGGTGTCCAGGACGCCTTCGGCAACGAATTGCTCATGATCCACCAGCCGACGAATCTTGGGCGAAAGACGCTCAGGCAGACGAGACTCGGCAAACTTGGAGTTGAACGCTGCATCAGCGGACAGCTTGATCTCTTTCTCGGCGCGGATGGCTTCGTTGCGCTCCAGGGCCACCAGGCGCTTCTCCGATGCGACGTTCTCACTGGAGAGTTTAGTGTTCTCTGCCGTGATGTCCGCCAGCTTCTGCTCCAGCGCACCTTTCTCGTCAGCAAACTTCGTGGCTGCAACAGCACTGATCTCGTCAACCAGAGACTTGTACTCTTCGGGATGCTCCGCCTTAAACTGCTCTTTTTTCATAACGGTCTTTTCCTCCTTATCAGGGTTGTTTTTACTCTCAGTCTCATACACGACGGTTTCGGAGCCTTCATCAGACATCGATGCAGACTTTGTATTAGGGTCATACCCGAAAGTGCAAATGGAAGATTCTTTCAGGATCGATTTGCGCCAGATCGAACCTGGGCCTTTCATTTCAAACCCGTTGACCATCGCCGTTTCGTCCTCAGCAATCCTTTGGACTTTTTCCGGGCGAGCATAAATTGACGCCTCATAGGGGAATCCCTGACCCGACAGCTCCCGAAATTTCAAACTCTCAGGAGTATCAACGAATGTGGCGTCAACCACTCTCAGCTCATTGTTCTCTTTACTCCATTTGGTAGCAAAGGCGATCTTGAGTGAGGTAGCATGATCTTCGAGAATCGGAATTTTCTTGGCGGGAATTTTCAACCCTTCCAGATCGATGGCGAGATTGCCCCAATACCAATGACCTGGAATGATGCCGCCCGAATAAGCCAACATGTCAAGCACAGGCTTCTTTTCGTCACCTTCGCCTGAGAACTTCAACTCGACGTTTGCATTAGAATCCAGCAAACGCAGACTTGAGCCGTTACATTCAACCTTTTCTTTTTTCACGTAGGCTCCTTTAAATTGGTTCAGCACCGTAATCAGAAATAACACCCCGACAGGATAAAATCAAGAAAATAAAACAGGAAATCAAATTTCCTCGCTAATAATTGCGTCGGGGTCTGTCACTGTCCCTGCAACGAGCGCATCTCCTGTTGATCAGTCTAGGAGAATTTTCACCGCAATCTTCACAAATCCCTTCCGTACCAGTTGGGATGTTGTACCGAGTTTTATGGATTAGTTCATCGTGAATCCTCTCACTTTCTTGGATTGCATCAATGTCGTCCGCCATTTTACTCCTCCTTATTGGTCCTTTTTTTGAGTACAGGTTTTTTGACAGGCTTGGCATCAGGGTTTTTGCCATCAGTAGGATTGTCCTCAGTAACAGCAGCTTGATCCACAGACAAGGCGAGTTCAGGATAGTTATCCATTTCAGTAGCGTGTTTCAATCTGAGTCTGCGGTAATTGGAAAATCCCATCTTCTTGGCGATGTATTCATTCGGGATGCCGAGAGTCTCAAACGTGCTGCCATGTTTGACACCTAAGAAGGCCCTAGCAACGCCTTCGACATCGTTCATTTCGGAAGTCGGGAAACTGATGTCGATCAGCATTTCAGGACGTTTCTTGACATTCCTGAAAACAGGCTCCTGACCTTTAAAATCAACTGCCACTTTTTGAGAAAACGTGGCGGGGAAGTCTGACACTGCGCTTTTGAGGTAAAAGATGCCCCCATAAAAATCATGACGCAGGAACTTTTCAAACGAGGAGACTTCATCTGAAATTCTATCTGCCATCGGGCCTCGGGACGCTTTGACAGAAGCAAACGTGCCTTTGGACTGTCCTGACGTTACATCCTCAGGTTCGTTAAGACCTGATGTGATCATGTGGAAAATGTCAGTGTCAGATTCAGAAATGGTGGGCAAGCTCGGGTTCTTGCATTCGATCTTCATGCCTGGGGGCATGATGAGAGTTCCGCCCGGGGTCTTTTTCGCCATAATGCCTGTCTTAGCTCTTTCAGAGTCAGACATTGACAACCACGATCTGAACGCCTTAGCATCCTCAATCGTGACAACCCACAGATAAGAACCTGCAGATTTCTTATGGTCGATCTCATATTTCTTCAGGTTCTCATAGTGGTTCAACCATTCCAAAATAGTTCTGAGATACGAGACATTGCGTTTGGTAATGAACCCTTTGTCCCAAGAAACGATGAATCTTTTGTAGCCACCTAATCCAGAGAACTTTTTGCTTTTGGTTTTTGAATCGTCAGTGGAAGCAACAGTGAAGCCTTTGTATTTCTTGGCTTCAGAGATCAGCTCCGGGTACCTGGCGATGAAAATCGAAGGAACCAGAGTCGTATTTTTAACCCCTGTGTTGGCATCTTCTGTCTGCACAAAGTAGAACAAAGGCATGGTAGCTTTGCGCGGGTGATAAATTACACCATCATCACCTCCCCCACCAATATCGCTCGGGTC